GTAAAATAGTAGGCTTGGAGCTTGATGCTCGTAAAGCTTTGATGAAACGGTTTGAAGTAGAAAAGCCCGGTGCTAGATATTTACCAAGTGTTAGATTAGGTAGATGGAACGGTAAGATAAGTTACTTTTCGTTAGGCGGCGCCACACATATTAATTTACTTGAACAAATTGTTCCTATTATTGACCAATATGACTATGACATTGAACTAGAAGACTTGCGAGAATACAGAACTACGTTTGAATTTCAACAAATCAAAGAAGATACCTTTGCTCATAAAACTTGGCCTAAAGGTCATGTTAAAGAAGGTGAACCTATTATGTTTAGAGATTACCAATTAGATATTGTAAACACATTCTTATCTAATCCGCAATCACTTCAAGAAGCAGCTACTGGCGCCGGCAAAACTATTGTTACAGCAGCACTATCTAAGTCAGTAGAAAAGTATGGTAGATCAATAGTAATCGTTCCCAATAAATCATTGGTAGTACAAACAGAAGAAGACTATATCAACTTAGGTCTTGACGTTGGTGTTTACTTTGGCGACAGAAAAGAACTAAACAAAACACATACAATTTGTACTTGGCAATCATTAAACAACTTGTTAAAGCTAACACAAGCAGGCGAAGCTGATTTTACTATCAATGATTTTATTGAAGGCGTAGTATGTGTGATCGTTGACGAATGTTTCCATCCTGATAGTAAGGTGCTAACACCTAATGGATATGTACCTATAAAAGATATAAACCCCGGGGACATAGTAATAAACTATTCTGAGAAGGATAAAGTATTCAAAGAAGATGTAGTCGTAAAAAGACACGAAAACTTAACTAAATCTGATTCTGAAAAAATGTATGAGTTGGAATTTGATAATGGTGTTCAAATAAAAGTCACAGGAAATCATAAGTTCTTAACAAATGTGGGTTGGGTACGCGCCGACGAACTTACTGAAGAACACGAAATTATAAACACAAGCATAAATACATTCAGCTAAAGCAAAGGAGCTGAAAAATATGAATCCTAGAACATATAAGAAAATGATTAAGATAAATGACCGATTAGAAGAATACGGTCAGTTAACTAGAATAGTTAACTTAACACCTACTGGTCTGTTGTTGAACAATGGTAAGACGCTAATCAAAAACGAAGCTAACAAGTTTATTAAGAGAGTAATGAATACAAAAGTTATTGATTGGGTAAAAAACACTGATAAGTTACTAGCAGGCGAAATATCTGAAAATGTTATAAAGTCTATCTCATTTTCTATCGGCGGAAGAGCATGTCAAGAAAAACATGCTAATAAAATAAGAAACAACATGAAAGGAAGAACTCCTTGGAATAAAGGGAAAAAAGGCTTACAAATAGGGTGGACCAAAGGTCTAACAAAAGATACCGACCCTAGAATTGCCAAAATGGCGGAAGGTAAGAAAGGAGATAAAAACCCTATGTACGGAAAAAAGTACTCTGACTCTGCGAAAGAAAAAAAGTCTAAAGTTATGCAACAAATGATTTTAGATGGTACCTTTACTCCTAACTCTAATAATAGAAATACGCATTGGGATTCTTATTATAAAAATAAAAAATATCGGTCTAGTTGGGAAGCACTATTCCAATATTATTACCCTGATGCTCTTTATGAAAATTTGAGAATTGAATATACTATTAATCAGAGATCCCATATCTATATAGTAGATTTTATAGATCATGATTCCAAGATAGTAGCAGAGGTTAAACCCAAAGAGTTATGTAAGGGTAATACATTTTTTGCCAAGATGGGTCATCTCAAAGAATGGTCTAAAAACAATGGATATGAAGTCGTTATAGTAGATCAAGATTGGTTTATAAACAAATCAGAACCGAACTCATATGAAGATTTTGATGAAAAAACACAATACAGGATAAAAAAACTATATGAAACTAATAAAGAAAACAGAAATAAAAAAATCTGATACCGTGTATAATCTTCACATAAAAGATGATCACAACTATATAGTAGAGGGTGCGGTTGTCGCCAATTGCCACCAAGCAAAAGCTGAAGCACTAAAAACATTGTTAACCGGTGTGTTATCACGAGTGCCTATCCGCTGGGGCTTGACTGGTACTATTCCAAAAGCTGACTTTGACAAGTTATCATTGTTAGTATCATTGGGTCCAGTGGTTGGTAAACTTGCTGCTAGTGAACTACAAGAACAAGGAGTTCTTGCCAAGTGTCATGTAAACATTGTTCAACTAAAAGATCAAAAAGAATATAAAGATTATCAAAGCGAGTTAAAATTTTTAACCACTGATCAAAAGAGACTAGATACTATAGCCAAGATAATTGATAAGATCAAAGATACTGGTAACACATTAGTATTAGTTGATAGAATTTCAGCAGGAAAAGAATTGGTAGACAGGTTGCCCGGAGCAGTATTTGTTTCGGGAGAAATGAAACTAACTGACAGGAAAGAAGAGTATGACGAAATTAGAACAAGTGATGACAAAATTTTGGTGGCTACATATGGGGTCGCAGCCGTTGGAATTAATATTCCTCGTATTTTTAACTTGGTACTTTTAGAACCAGGTAAATCGTTTGTACGTGTAATACAAAGTATTGGTCGCGGTATCAGAAAAGCCCAAGACAAAGACCACGTTGAAATTTGGGACCTTACTAGCGACTGCAAGTTTGCTAAACGACATTTAACCCAAAGAAAAGCTTTTTATAAAGAGGCATCGTATCCATTTTCGATAGAAAAGTTAGACTACTAGAGTATAATAATAACATGAGAATATTAAATTTAGATACTAACGCGTTTTACAATTTGGAATCTCTTCCCGAAGAGATCGATGAATTACAGTTTTCAATCTTAGACAACTCTAATCCAAATAATCCAGACTTTCATTTTATTCCTCTGATATTTTTAGAGTCGTTTAACTCACCTGCTGTAGTTTTGCAAGTGGGTGGAAAAAAGATTAAAATGCCGGTAGATTGGCAAATTTTGATTGGTGAAGCAGAACATGGTGATTTAGAAACTCTTCCTCTTTCTAGTGTAAACGACAGGGGGTTCAATGCGTTTCAGTTTAATCCTCTTACATCATATGCACCTGATTTTCTTCCTATAGAAATTGTAGACATTTATCAAGATGTAACTTGGTACTCGCCTAGACTAAGAAATGGTCAGTTTTTGTGTGTGCCTATTGATGATGGTGAAAAGCCTAGATGTTTATACTTTGTTAAAGAAATTAGTAGAAACTGTGAAATCGTTGACTATGGAAAGATTTTTTAATGGCTGCTAAAAAATCTAAAGAAGATACATTAGATAAAAATGATATAAACTTGTTTGAAGTGTTAGCGGCTATTGATAACAAAGATTATGGATATTACGATAGACTAACAAAAGAACAGCAAGATAAAATTGTACCTTTTATGTTGATTCAATGGGTAAGCGGATTGCAAGGTAATAAGGACATGCAAATGTATTATTTGCAAAGTGTCAATTACCATGCTAATATGTATTTCTTTGATCATATGATTGCGTCTAAAGAGCACGATCATGCGAAATTACAATGGTTAATGTTGTGTGCTGCTAGCCCAGGTAAGGGAAAAGTATTCCACAAGTGGATACCCAAGATAAGTGAAAAAGTTGCGCTTATCAAAGAAAATGCTAAACTAAGCGATATCAAAGAATATTATCAAAAAATTTATCCTAACGCTAAGCTACAAGATATTGAAGAAGTATCAAAAGAATTTGTAGATGTTCAAAAGAAAAAAGTAGCCTTAGGTAAGATTTTTCCTGCATTAAAAATTGACGAAATTGAATTATTGAGCACAATTATAACCAATGATGAACTTGATCAGTATGAAAGAGACTCAGGCAACTGATCGTTTTGTTTGTGACTTTTGTAACAAAGAGTTCCAACGTGAACAAACTATGTTCAAACACATGTGTGAAACAAAGCGTAGAGTTGGAGACAAAGACTGTGCTGGAAACAGAATAGCGTTTCAGTGTTGGTTAACCTTTTATCAAAAGAATACAAATGCTAGAAAACCTAAAACATATTTAGACTTTGCAAAAAGTGCATATTACATTGCGTTTGTAAAGTTTGGTAATTACTGTGTTGATATTAATGCTATTAATATTGCCAGATATTTAGATTGGTTACTAGAAAACAAAATATCAGTTGATCAGTGGACTAGCGATCAAGTGTATAACAGATACTTGATTTATTACTTGCGCGAAGAAGATCCGCTTGATGCTATTGCTAGAAGCATTGAAACTACAATCAAATTAGCAGAACCTGACAATATAAAAGCTAATGATTATTTGCGCTTTGGTAGTAAAAATCGTATATGCTATATGATCACGCTTGGTAAGATTTCACCTTGGATGTTGTTTCAAAGTGTGTCTGGTATTGAGTTCATTGAAAGCTTGGACGGTGGATTACAACAAATGATATTTGATTATATCAATCCTGAACAATGGGCATTAAAGTTTTTGCGTAATAAAGATTCAGTCAAGCAAGTAAAAGAATTATTGAAACAGGCTGGGTATTGATGACCACTGCACATCAAGTTGGCGACGAACGGTTAGATCAAATTCTAAAAAACTATAATATCACTAGTGAACAAGTTTGTGTAGTTAATTGGAAGCAGCGTCAAAAAGTTTGGGATTGGTGTGAAAAGAACAAGATAGAAATATCTTACATGGGTTCACTGTATTCAATTTATGATGTTTGGCAAATTCTTAGAGAAGATCACATGATGTGGTTTAGGTTACGTTGGGAGTAGAAAAATTCAAAATATACTTTATAGACAACTATTTTATAGAAAACCCCGACTGTACTGTAACTCACCCAGCGAATTCTATAGTATTACCTGCGTATATAGAAGACGCCGTTACTATGCACTTTGTTTTTAATAACTTGGATATAGAGTATAAAGGATCAATAGGTCCTGACGTTGAACCTATTAAAATATGGCAAGTAAAAGACAGAGCGCATTTAGAATGGGTGCAGTTAAAATGGGGCTAGCATATTTACTGAGGTGGGAATGAATGTTCTAACCAAGAAACAATTCAGACAGTATTTCAATTCATTGGACTACGAACATAAACTAGGTAGTTCTAATAGTCCTCTTTGGGAACCTGATAGATACTGGGGAGTTAATACACGTTGGTATGTGTGTATTAAACCCATACCACAAGCAGACCGTGATGAATACAATACGTGGGTAAGTAAACATTGTGCTGGTTCGGTGTTATGTTTCAGTAGCAATAACGAAGATAAAGAAGAGTGGTATGGGTTTACACATCACTCTGATATTATGTTATGGCTATTGAGGTGGGCATGATTGACTATATTGATATCATTGAAACTGTATCCACTAACAACAAGATCAAGAAAAGAATGTTTATTAATGGTGAATGGCAATATCAGCTATTCAACTGGTCACGTAGTTTAGAAAATTGGTTACGGGAAAAATATCTCAAACAAGGTTACCTAAAAGATTGGTGGATGACTAGCAAGCGTGTTACAATGAACGATAAAGTATATGTACATTGGAAACTTTGCGAATGATAACTTTTAAAAAGATAGACAGAAGATACAACGGTGGTAGTATCTACCGATACATGATATCGGTTAACAGTCGCGACCCTATTGAAGAAATCAAAACGTTTAATGAAATTAGAAAATGGTGTGAATCAATTTGGGGAGATAGTTATGAGTTACACGATGCTTGGGCTCATGGCTCAGACTGGCCAATATGGACTTGGGCTAACGATAGTAAAGACAAAAAACGTGCTATTTACTTAAAGACAGATAAAGAATGCATGTTAGCTAAACTCAGATGGGAATGATATGCCGTCGCATTTAATGATTGACCTTGAAACACTTAACACAACACCCGATTCGGTTATTTTGTCTATTGGTATTGTAAAATTCAATCCAAAAAGTAAAGGCGTTTATGACAAACTGTTACTTAAACCCACTATGGAAGATCAAACTGAAATTTATAATAGAAGTATAAGTGATGATACTTTACGTTGGTGGAGTGAGCAGTCACAAGAAGCAATTGACGCAGGGTTTTGCGAAAAAGACAGAATGCCCTTAAAGGACTGCATGGAAGTAATTTATCATTACTGTTGGAATCAAGATCGTGTATGGTCTAATGGGGCTTCATTTGATATTGTAGTTTTAGAATCAGCTTTCAGACAAACACTAACAGACAGAC